GAGTGGAACGAGTGGTACTTCGGGCACAAGTGGAACTTCAGGAACATCAGGCTCAAGTGGAACTGCTGGAACTTCTGGAACGAGTGGAACAAGTGGAACATCTGGTACATCAGGCTCAAGTGGAACAAGTGGTTCGAGTGGAAGTAGTGGTTCAAGTGGTTCAAGTGGAAGTAGTGGTTCAAGTGGTACAACTGGTTCTGCCGGAACTTCCGGTACAAGTGGTACAAGTGGAACTTCTGGTACAAGTGGTACTTCGGGAACGAGTGGAACATCAGGTACTGCTGGTAGAGAAGGTGGTAGATTATATATAGTAAATCAAGATGGATTTAATTATTCATTTGATGGATATGCTGGAAACTTCCCAACACTAACTGTTGTAAGGGGAGAACTTTATTATTTTGATGTTAGTGGTGTGAGTTCATCTCATCCATTTGCATTAAGATTGGCAAGTGAAAGTACAACAGCAGTTCCTGGTACAACAAACAATGACCCAACAAATGGAAAACATAGTACATCAGTATTAATTGAATACAGAGTACCTGAAGATGCACCGGATAGTATAGTTTACCAATGTGTAAACCATGCATCAATGATTGGAACTATTGAGATTGTTGACAAGCATGGTACAAGTGGAACTTCTGGTTCATCTGGTTCATCTGGTGCAAGTGGAACTTCTGGTTCATCTGGTTCATCTGGCTCAAGTGGTTCATCTGGCTCAAGTGGTTCATCGGGCAGTTCAGGCTCAAGTGGTTCGGATGGTTCATCTGGTTCATCTGGCTCAAGTGGAAGTAGTGGTTCATCTGGTTCAAGTGGTTCGAGTGGAAGCAGTGGCTCAAGTGGTACAAGTGGTAGTTCTGGAAGTTCTGGCTCAAGTGGTTCTTCTGGTTCAACAGGTTCTGCAGGTTCAAGTGGTACAAGTGGTCAAGATGGTGAAACTGGTTCATCTGGTTCTGCAGGTACGAGTGGTACAAGTGGTACGAGTGGCTCAAGTGGAAGTAGTGGAACAAGTGGAACAACGGGTACTGCAGGAACGAGTGGAACAAGTGGTACTTCGGGTGCACAAGGTTCAAGTGGTTCAGCCGGTACAAGTGGAACGAGTGGAACATCTGGTACGAGTGGAAGTAGTGGAACAACTGGTTCAGCAGGTACTTCGGGTACAAGCGGTACAAGTGGAACGAGTGGAACGAACGGAACATCGGGTACAAGTGGAACTTCAGGCACATCGGGTACTTCTGGTACAAGTGGAACTGCCGGAACTTCGGGTACATCTGGTACAAGTGGTACGAGTGGAAGTAGTGGAACTTCTGGCTCAAGTGGAAGTAGTGGTACAAGTGGTACGAGTGGAATAAGTGGTAGCTCAGGAACAAGCGGAACATCTGGTTCATCCGGTACATCTGGAAGTAGTGGTTCGGCAGGTTCGAGTGGTACTTCGGCCGAAGGAAGTAGTGGTACATCTGGTACATCTGGTGCACAAGGAACTTCTGGTTCTGCAGGTTCATCTGGTTCATCTGGCTCAAGTGGTACAAGTGGAACAAGTGGAAGTAGTGGTTCATCTGGCACGAGTGGTTCAAGTGGAAGTAGTGGTACGAGTGGCTCAAGTGGAACAAGTGGTTCAAGTGGTACATCTGCAGAAGGAAGTAGTGGTACGAGTGGAACAAGTGGAACATCTGGTTCAAGTGGAAGTAGTGGAACAAGTGGTATTACTGGCTCAAGTGGAACAAGTGGAACATCTGGTTCAGTAGGAACAAGTGGTAGCTCAGGAACATCAGGAACATCTGGCTCAAGTGGAACTGATGGAACTGGTGGTTCGAGTGGAACTTCGGGTACGAGTGGAAGTAGTGGAACATCTGGTTTAGATGGTACATTCTTTGGTTCATCTGGTTCAAGTGGAACATCTGGTGTTGATGGAGCTGCAGGTTCAAGTGGTACGAGTGGTGCAAGTGGTTCATCGGGAACTTCTGGTACGAGTGGTCAAGATGGTACTTTCTTCGGAAGTAGTGGTACAAGTGGAACGAGTGGAACGAGTGGAAGTTCTGGTACATCGGGCTCGAGTGGCAGTTCGGGTACAAGTGGTATTGGTTCTGATGGTACATCGGGTACGAGCGGTGTAGATGGTACATTTGCTGGAAGTAGTGGTTCAAGTGGTACGAGTGGAACGAGTGGAATTAGTGGAACTTCGGGTGTATCTGGTACAGCAGGAACTTCGGGTACAAGTGGTGTAGATGGTACTTTCTTTGGAAGTAGTGGAAGTAGTGGTACGAGTGGAACAAGTGGTGCTGGTACATCGGGTACTTCGGGCACAAGTGGAACTTCGGGTACTTCTGGGTTAGATGGTACATTCTTTGGTTCAAGTGGTACAAGCGGAAGTAGTGGAACTTCGGGTACTTCTGGTGCAGGAACATCTGGTTCATCTGGTTCATCGGGTACGAGTGGTATTGATGGTACTTTCTTTGGAACATCTGGAACTTCGGGCACGAGTGGTACGAGTGGTATTGGTTCAAGTGGTACATCTGGTACAAGTGGTATAAGTGGAACAAGTGGTACATCGGGTACAAGTGGAACGAGTGGTGCTGATGGTACTTTCTTTGGTTCTTCGGGTACATCTGGTACATCTGGTACAAGTGGTACATCGGGTACTGGTGGTACAACAGGTACGGCTGGAACATCTGGAACTTCTGGTTTAGATGGTACTTTATTTGGAAGTAGTGGTACAAGTGGAACTTCAGGCACGAGTGGTACGAGTGGAGAAAGTGGAAGTGCTGGTACATCTGGTACAAGTGGTATATCTGGAACCGATGGTGTAGATGGTACATTCTTTGGTTCAAGTGGTACGAGTGGTACATCTGGTTCAAGTGGTACTTCTGGTGCTGGTACTGATGGTTCTGCTGGTTCAAGTGGTACGAGTGGTACAAGTGGATTGGATGGAACTTTATTTGGTTCAAGTGGTACTTCTGGAACAAGTGGAAGTAGTGGAACAAGTGGAGCTAATGGTACTGATGGTTCAACGGGCTCTGCTGGTACTTCGGGTACTTCTGGTACAAGTGGATTGGATGGAACTTTATTTGGTTCTTCAGGTACTTCTGGCACATCGGGTTCATCGGGTACATCTGGTTTAGGTGGTTCAAGTGGTTCAAGTGGTTCAAGTGGTACTTCTGGTTTAGATGGTACTCTATTTGGTTCATCTGGTTCAAGTGGCTCAAGTGGAAGTAGTGGTACTTCTGGTGCGGGTACGGATGGTTCAGCAGGTTCATCTGGTACAAGTGGTTCGAGTGGTTCATCTGGTGTTGATGGTGCAATAGAAATAGCAACCGATGGTGCAGATAGAGTTCTTACTGCAGATGGTGATGGAACTGCAACTGCAGAGGCTAATTTAACATTTGATGGTAACTTATTAGATATAACGGGTGATTTAGATGTAAGTGATGCTACATTCTCTACAAGATTCCATGAAAACTATAACAACATAGGAAATGCAAGTGGAACAGTGACTATTAATTTAGAAACTGCAAATAATTTCAGAATTAATAGAACAGGAAATATTACAACACTTAATATTTCAAATCCACCAAATGGTCCTCGTGCAATTGGATTTACATTATTATTAGAAGATGGAGGTAGTGGTGCAACAGTTCAATGGCCTGCAAATATAGAGTGGGCAAATGGTGCAGCACCTACACTAACAACGAGTGGAAAAGATATATTAGTATTCTATACTTATGATGGTGGAATTACATATTATGGATTCTTGAGTGCGAATAATGTAAGTTAATGAATAGTTATGAGTATAGCAAGACGTTTAATTTCAATAGAAGCAGGACAAGTGAGACCTTTTAAATTTACAATACAGACCGGTGGGGCAAATACTCTATATGAGTTACCATTAACTTCACCAAATGGAAAACAACCAAATATAACAGTTGATTGGGGTGATAGTAGTAGTACTACAACAATAACATCGGCAGCATCATCCAATCGATTTCATACATATTCAACTGCAGGGACATATCAAATTATAGTCAATGGATATTGCCCTGGATTTAATGTAAATAATAATTCATCATATAAAGGATTATATCGAACTATTGATGATTGGGGTGTGGTTGAATTTGAACAAATAGATTTTTATGGATGTAATAACTTAACATATATCCCAAATAATAGTGGTGTTGCAACCCTAAATGAGGGATTAAATACAGTTTTAAGATTTGATTCAACATTTAGACAAACCGGAATAACATCAATTCCATCTGGCTTGTTTAGTTATTCATCAAATGTTAAATCATTTGTAGATACATTTGTATTCTGTACAGGTGTATCATCAATCCCAACTGGATTGTTCGATAATAATACACAGGTAACCTCATTTTCTGGTACATTTAATGCATGTTTAGCACTAACATCAATTCCTGATGGATTGTTTGATAATAATCAAATAGTTGCAAACTTTTCATCAGTATTCAGAAACTGCAGGGCTTTAACTGCAATACCAGATAATTTCTTTACAAATAACCAACAAGTTACAACATTTGCTAATGCATTTAATATGGCAACTACTGCAAATCAACTTGGTGGAACAACTCCAACCGATACACCGAGTGGTGATGAGATTTGGGAAAGAACTTCATCTCCGGTTGGTACTGATTGTTTTGCATTTTGTAATGGATTAACAAATTTTGCATCAATACCTTCAACATTTAAATAAAATATTATGTATCTAAAAGTTTCAGGCTCAAATATAACTTACCCATATTCAATTCAACAATTAAAGTTGGATAATCGGAATATAAGCTTTCCATCTACAATATCGGATAGTTTATTAGAAACTTTTGGTGTATATAAAGTTGAACTTAAAGATAGTGGATATGATAATGATGACACTAAAGATGTAGTTGAGATAACACCAACTTTATCTGGCTCTATTTATGTACAGACATACGAAGTGAGTGATGCAAACGAAGAAACTATAAATAAAAGAAAAGAAATTAAATGGTCTGAAGTAAGAAGTACACGAAATACTTTATTAGCTGAATCAGATTGGACACAATTCCAAGATTCACCGATAACAGGTTCTTCTTTAACTGATTGGCAAACATATAGACAATCACTTCGAGATATAACAAATCAATCAGACCCATATAATATTACATGGCCAACAAAACCCTCATAAACAAAAAACTTAATATTTATATCAAATAAGGATTTATTATGAGAATAGATGGCCCAAGTTTTTCTGGTTCGATTACCCAAGCTCCATCGGCATATGCTGAATTAAGTGGTTCATTTACTGGTTCATTTACTGGTTCACTTAGCGGTTCGTTTGTTGGTGATATTACGGTTGAACAGGCAGAATTTGGTGATTTAACAATTAGAGAAACTTTAACAGTTGGTACAACAAATTCAGAAGGAATCACTAATATAATTAATAGTGGTTCTGTTGAAGTTAGTGGTTCGGTTAATATAACAGAAGGTAATTCATTTACAGTTGATGGTGTAGATGTTTTAGATTCTGCATTAGCATTCTCAATAGCATTAGGATAAAAATATGGCAAATACATTTAAAAATAGTATAAAAGGCCCTGCAGGAACGGGTGGATTAAATGTTTATACAACTCCGGCTGCTACATCAACTACCGTGATTGGTGTAAATGTGGCAAATATTGTATCTCAAAATATTTATGTAGATGTACAAGTAACTGATAACTCTGCTGGAGTTACTAAATATTTAGTAAAAGGTGCAGTTATCCCAAATGGTTCATCTGCTGTTTTAGTAGGTGGTGACCAAAAAGTAGTTTTGGAAGCAAATGATTCAATGACAGTAACATCTAATGTAAATAGTTCGGCAGATGTAATTGTTTCAGTATTAGAGATATCATAAATAGAGGTTAATGGAATACGGAGGAAAGAACCCAAACGGAATAAATCAGGTCAGTCAAAGTTTACTTTCGATTGATGTACAAGGTATAGAGCAGGTTAATATATCAACATCTTCGGTTGATATTAATACATCTTTAAATGTAGAGGGTGGTATTACTGCATCTTCATTTAGTGGTTCGTTTACTGGTTCATTCAAAGGTGATGGTTCTCAATTAGAAAGTATTCCAACAACAGCACTTACTGGTGATATTTCAAGAATAGCAGAAGGAAATGCAACTGCATCGGTATCTAATGGTACAACTTTAGAAATAAATGTCAATACAAATATAGATGGTATTGTATCTGCATCCCTTTATAGAGGTGATGGTGGTGGTTTATATAATGTACCTGCTGATGCAATTGGTGACATTGATAGATTAAAATCTGGTTCTGCAGAAGCAGTAATTTCTCCAAACAATGGATTACAAGTAAATGTAGCAACTGATATAGATAATACATTAGATGTAACGGGTAATACTACATTAGATAGTGATTTAAGTGTTGGTAATAATGCTACAATAACAAATGATTTAACAGTTGGTGGAACTATAACATCAACTGAATTAATAACAACTTTTGTATCATCATCAGTAATTTATGCATCTGGTTCGAATGTGTTTGGTGATGAATCTTCAGATACACATCAATTCACAGGTTCAGTTTTAATTAAAGATTCGGTTGTAATTCCAGTCTTTAGTTCAGAACCTGCAGGTGGACAAATCGGACAATTATATTATAACGATACTGACACAAACATTTATAGATATACATCAACTGGTTGGGAAGAAGCTGCAGGTACTGCTGGAACAAGTGGTACGAGTGGAACAAGTGGAACTTCTGGTTCATCTGGTTCTTCTGGCTCAAGTGGCTCAAGTGGTTCGAGTGGCTCAAGTGGTGTAAGTGGAACTTCGGGTTCATCTGGTTCATCTGGTTCTTCGGGCTCAAGTGGTTCAAGTGGTTCAAGTGGAAGTTCGGGTTCAAGTGGCTCGAGTGGAAGCAGTGGAAGTAGTGGTACTGATGGTAGTGCCGGTACTGATGGTTCTGCAGGTTCAAGTGGAAGTAGTGGAAGTTCGGGCTCAAGTGGTTCAAGTGGTTCTTCTGGTAGTGGTGGTTCAAGTGGAAGCAGTGGTTCAAGTGGAAGTAGTGGTAGTTCTGGTACATCGGGCTCTGGTGGTTCGAGTGGTATAGATGGTCCACAAGGCCCACAGGGTAACCCTGGTACATCTGGCTCAAGTGGTTCATCGGGTAGTTCTGGTTCAAGTGGAGAAGATGGTGCACCTGGTACAAGTGGTTCATCGGGGTCATCAGGCTCATCTGGTTCGAGTGGTAGTAGTGGTTCTTCTGGTATAGATGGTGTTGGTGGTGAATCTGGTTCAAGTGGTAGCAGTGGTTCATCTGGCTCAAGTGGTAGTAGTGGTTCGAGTGGTTCAAGTGGTATAGATGGAAATCCTGGAACGAGCGGAAGTAGTGGTTCAAGTGGTTCGAGTGGAACGAGTGGTAGAGATGGTGCATCTGGTGAAGGTGGTACGCCTGGTACATCGGGTAGTAGTGGCTCAAGTGGTTCATCTGGCTCAAGTGGTTCATCGGGCTCAAGTGGTTTAACAGGAGAATCTGGTTCATCTGGTAGCTCAGGTTCAAGTGGCTCAAGTGGTTCATCTGGTTCAAGTGGTTCTTCTGGTTCTGATGGTTCTTCTGGCTCATCTGGCTCAAGTGGTTCATCTGGTACTGATGGTGCACAAGGTGTAGATGGAGACCCTGGTACAAGTGGTTCTTCGGGTTCGAGTGGGTCATCTGGTTCATCCGGTTCAAGTGGTACAAATGGTTCATCTGGCTCGAGTGGAACGAGTGGAACATCTGGTTCATCCGGTTCAAGTGGTACAAATGGTTCATCTGGCTCGAGTGGTACATCTGGTACCTCTGGTTCAAGCGGAAGTTCCGGTAGTAGTGGTTCGAGTGGTTCGAGTGGGTCATCTGGCTCAAGTGGTTCATCTGGTTCAAGTGGTACTGATGGTTCTGCTGGGTCTTCTGGTTCGAGTGGAAGTAGTGGTTCATCTGGTTCAAGTGGAAGCTCTGGTACATCTGGTAGTGGAGGAACAAGTGGATTACTTTCTCTAACTGGTAATACTGATAATGGTGTAATTACATTAAATGGTTCAGCACCAAATGCAACGGTTGAATCAAATCTTACTTTTGATGGAACAACCCTAAATATAACAGGTAATCTGAATGTAACGGGTACTCAAACAATTGTGAATACCGAAACTATTCAGTTGGCAGATAATATTATTACTCTTAATTCAAACTTCACATCAGGTACTCCTTCGGAAAATTCTGGTATTGAAGTTTTAAGAGGTTCTTCGGCAACAAAACAATTTTATTGGAAGGAATCAAATGATAGATGGTATGCGGATTCAACTTTAGAAACCGATGGTGGATTTCATGTAAAAGAGGGAATTTACTTCACAGGTAATAATCAAAGTACAATATATACTCCAACTGCAGACTCAATTAAATTTTCAACTTTAGGTGTTGGGGAAAGATACAATTTTGGGCCTACTGGTACAATGACCATATATGGTGACCAGATAATAAGAACAATAGGAGGAACTTTAACCATAGGAAATTATGGTGGTAGTGGAACTTTATCATTTAGAACTGCTGCCGTAGAAAGATTAGCAATTGCAGCAAATGGCGAAGCAACCTTTACTGGTGTTGTAAATGCAACTAAACTGAATACTGGACATGGTGATAATGAGTTGTACGCAATGGACCAAAATGTTCGTACAACCGATTCACCAACATTTGCTGGAATGACCTTAAATGGTACTTTAACTCTTGGTTCAAATGTAATTAATGATGTTGAGGACATTTATTTAAGAGACCGAATTTATCACGATGGTAATACGGGAACTTATATGCAATTCCATGCAACTGACCAATGGAGAATTGTAACTAATAACGTAGAACGATTAGAAGTAAATAACTCAGCAGTAAAAGTAAGTACCACATTAGATGTAACTGGAAGAATAACACCAGATACTCCTGCTGATTATGACCAAACTGCAGTAACATCTCTTACTAATGCACCAATTTACTACGATGAAGTAAATGTTGGTACAACTGACACATTCCTTCCAGCATTCCATATGAGAAGTAGATATACTTCTGGCTATAGAACTCATATGAATGTGGGTCTTTATAAACGGGCTTCTGCTTGGGGTGATAATGATACTGGTTTCTATATTGCATTGGGTGGTAATGATTCATATCCAACAAAATATTGGAAATTTACATATGGACATTCTATATACAATTCAGAGGGATATGTAACAACGCCTGGTTCATTTAGGTCTGATATATTCTATAATTGGACTGATACTACATATAGAATCGATGGTAATGGTAGTTCTATTTTAAGAGATTTGGAATTAAGAACCAATGGTTTAAGACTAGCAAGAAATTATACTAACAATGCTATTTGGTTTAATGGTGGAACTGATGCAAATCATGTTCTTTGGAATGATTACTATGGTGGCCCTGGTGGTAGAGGTGCTGCAGGTAGTGGTACATTAGATGGAATGAAGTGGAACACCCTACAAGGTTTACATATTAGAGGTGGTTCTGGTGGAGCATATGATATTGCTAAATTTTGGAATCCATCTTCATCTACTGCAAATGGTCATTATGTACAACTTTATGCAAATAATTCTGAAAAATTAAGAACTATATCAACGGGTGTTAGAGTTTATGGTGAATACCAAATTAATGATTCAAATACTCAATTAGAAGAAGGTAGTGGAAACTCATTAAGGGTTAGAACTAATAGTGGATATGTTGATATGGGCCCAATGAATGGTACATATGCTCATTTCCAAACTGATAGAGGAAACTTCTACTTTAATAAGAGAGTTCAGTTTGATGGAGGGATTCAGGCATATGATACATCTGACTATGCATACTTCCCAACTTATTATAACTGGACTGATACTGGTTATTATGGTGATTTTAATTCAACATCAAGATTAAATAGAATTAAAGTTTCTAATTTATACGGAAGTTCAGAAAGAAGATTTGTAAATCCAGAAGGTGGAACATCTACTTCAAATGCTGGAAGTACAACTGGTGCCATAAGAATTAGATTACCACAAAATAGAAGAAATTCTTCTACGATGTTGAGAATGACTATAAAAGTTTATGAATACTCAACTGGTAGAAGTTCAACTTTTGAAATTGGTGGATACAACTATGGACCAGGTAACTGGTATAACATATTTGCTACTCAATTAACTGATGCCGGTAGAAGTGCATTTACTATACGATGGGGTGATGATGGTAGTAGAGAATTTATCACAATTGGTGAAACAAATACAACTTGGTCTTACCCACAAGTTTACATAACTGAAGTACAAACAGGACATAGTGGATATTCTACAAACTGGGGTAGTGGTTGGAGTGTTGATTTTGTAACATCAATTAGTGGTGTTGAACAAACAAGAACAGCATCATTAGTTCTTACTACAAACAACACATCTAATACAGGTGACCTTTATGGTGGAAATGCATACTTCTATCGTTATTATGATAGAGATAATGCAGCATACTTCACAGAACCTGCCTCTATTTCATATATGCATGAACTACGGGTAGATGATTATATCAGACATAATGGTGACACAAACACCTATATCTTATTCGAAACAGATAGAATGTATTTGTATGCTGGTGGCAGAAGAATGATGGAAATGGATGAAGGTACTGACCCAGATATCCTTCAATTAGGTGATTCTGCTACAAGAACCGTAAATCAAGGACAATTAATAGTTGGTGATACAACAGTAAGATACTCATCTGGTGATAATACACCATTAGTATCTGGTTTAAATAGTAGTGTACTTCATGTTGATGGTTCTATTCAATTAAGAAATAATGCAGATGCATTGATAATTGGTAGAAGTACATCATCATTCTTCAAAGATGAAGAAATTGGCTTTGGATGGGGTGGTGGTTGGTACATGACCGAAGGTAGTTTGTTGAGAGTTAGAAATAATAAGATTGTTTACTCAACTAATAATGCAGACTTTGGAACATTCAGAAGATACAATAACACGGGATATTATCTAAATCCTGCTGCAGGAAATACAAGTGTTGCACTTAATACCAATGGTATTATTAATAGAATAGGTTTCCAAACATCTGGTGATGGTAATAACAATGCAGTTATTAAAGCACAAGATTATTCACATTGGATTTGGCAAACTGCAACAGATTGGGGTATTTTCTGGGCTGGAAATGATAACCCATATCGTTCATATTGGAGTTCTTCAAATCCAAATGAATTTGTGTTCATTGGTAATGGTAGTCTACGTGCTTCTATTGATTTAGATAATGGTAACACATATTTTGGAGGTCAAGTGAGGGCTTCAATTTATTATGACCATAACACTTCATATTATGTTGACCCAGCTGGAACATCTCGTTTAAATAATTTATTAGTAACTGGTAACAGAATTGGATTTATTAATACATCATATGATGCTGAAATTAGAGTTAACGATGGTAATCCAAATGGTGCTGGTGCAGAATTTGTTTTTTATGGTGATACTGGTTCTGGAAATGCTCAACTTACTGCTGAGGTGGGTAACTTCTATAATCAAGTTATAACACGAGCATTAACTGATACTGATAACTCTGCTTATAGAATCGAACCTAATAGTGATTCTCGATTAAATAATTTAAGAGTTGATGGTACTTTAGACTTAAATGGGCCAATTGTAGCAGAAGATTACATTGCATTAGATGACTTCTATACGGTTCCAATTAAATCTACAATGACTGCAAGTGGAACTCAAGCTCGTACATTTGAAATTGCTAGAATTTCAATGGACTGGAATGATTGGAACTCTACTGGTACTTTTGAAGTAGAATTACATGAAAGGTACTTTGGTAGAGGTTCTAAAAAGACCTATATGGTTTATTGGGGATACTATAATGGGTATCAAGCAAGATTAGTTGAAAATAGAACTTGGGGATATGATTATTATCGAGTAAGGATTGGTTCGCCTGTAACTATTAGTGGTGATATCAGATATGTACCAGTTTATGTTGATGTTAGATATTATGCACAAGTAGATGCAATTATTAGAACTAATAGAGATGTAACATTTACAGATAGTACACCAAGTCGTTCATGGGCGTATATTAACCAATCACCTGGTGCAACAAATATTTCAGATTTCTCACCTGATACCATCGCATACCCATCGATGGACAATGCAATTGCATCGAGTAGATATTACGATACAAATACTTCATATTTTGGAGATTTTGGCTCAGAAATCAGAATGCCATATCAGAATGGTGGTACAATGAGATTAAGAACCAATACCCATTGGGATAATCAATCTGGTATTGATTTAATTGGTGGTGCAGGTGAATTCAGAATGAGTTCCGATGTTGGTAACTTAAACTTGAGAGTTGATGGTTGGGGTATTTTCTATGATTATCTACAATCAAGAATATTCTATGATTTAGACAATAGTGGATATAGAGTAGACCCTCGTAATACATCAATAATGAGTGGTTTAAGGTTAGATGGTATTGATAACCAAGCTTCTGGTGATGATGCAATCTTATGGATTAACAAACCAAACAATAATGATTGGGGTATGATTGTTACTGGTAACTTGGATTACGGAATTGACCTTCGTATGGCAAGTAACCACACTTATGGTTTAAGATTGTTAAGTGGTGGTAGTGAATCTTTCCTACTAAATCATGATTACGCAAGACACAATTCTGATATGAGGTCTCCAATTTATTATGATTGGACTAATACAGGATATTATGTAAATCCAGATGGTTACTCAAATATGGGTGACATTAGAGGTACTGAAATCTACGCTAGAAACTGGTTTAGAAATGATAATAGTGGTGAAGGTTTATATAACCAAGCAACTGCAATGCATTGGTACTCAACTGGAAATAGAACTTGGAGATTATATGGTACTCAATCGACAGTTGAAATCAACATGGCTACTGCAGGTAATAATACCAGAGGTTATTTATATGCAACTAACTCCAATGAAATTGGTTTATTAGATTCTGGTGGAAGTTGGGCAATTAGACACCAAAATGATAATGGTACTTATTTCTATTCAGATAACGGTTCATTAGAGGCTCGGATTGGTATTGATACCGTTGGTGCATCTTATGGTACAATGCGTGTTGATAGAAGACTAAATGGTTGGTCTGGATATTCAATCGAAGGAAGATGGGTATTCATGCACGATGGTTCTTCTGCAGCTGGTCTCTATAATGATGTAAACAACGAATGGGCTGTCTTAATGTATAGAAACTCTTGGGTTGGTTTATACTACAATGGTTCAAGAAAAATAGAAACATATAGTGGTGGTGCTTACACCATTGGTGAACAAAGAGCTGATTTCTACCGTGATAGAAACAATAGTGGATATTATATGGACCCTTGGGGATTCACCAATTTTGGTAGAACAAGTGGGCCTGTAATGCAAATAACTAAAACAGGTTCAGGTGGTACAGCTGGAAATAGTGTAACCCTATTAGTTCGGAATCAGTATGGTAATCACTCTTGGGGTATTACCGGTGAATTTAGAACTGAAGGAAGTGGTGGTGGAGATAGACCTTCTATCTTATTCTCATCTGCAATGACCGGTACAACTTGGTCTGTTGGATATGGATATGCAGATGATAACTTTAGAATCAACCAAAACCACGGATATAGAAATGGTAGTTGGGGTACTGCTAGATTATTAATTGATACTGGTGGTAGAGTTTACAACTATGTAGAAACTCGTACTCCATTTATCTATGATAATAACGATACATACTATTATTGGGATGGAAATGGTACATCAAGAAGTAATGTATCACAAGCATTTAGATTTGCAAACAACTATGATGTATCATCAAATACGGAATTCGGATTATACTTCTCAAGTGGTAGAAGTACTGCATATGCTATTTATAGAGAAGGTGGTGGGTGGTCTTATAGATATCCTGATTTAAGGATTGCATTCCATACTGGTATTAAGTTTGGAGCAAACGCATCTTACAATGGTATGCGTTTCTACAACGATTACAATATGGCAACGCAGGTAATGTCTGTTAACAACTCAACTGACCCATTGGGTACAAACAATGTATATGTTAACTACAACCTACAAGCTGGAGATTCATTAAGAGCACCAGTTTTCTATGATTCAAATAATACTGGTTATTATTTCGATGGTGCATCTGGACACTCTACAAGATTTGAAGGTGCTAATGCTAGAACAATGGCATGGTTAGGTCAACCAGGTCATACGAGAGATAGTGGTGAATATTACAGAGCAAGACCAAGAATTACTGGTGATACTAACTATTGGACTGGTGCCTATGGTTGGGGTCGACAAGATTTCACAACTGCAGTTGCAGATTGGGGTTCAGGATTTATTGATACATGGTCCAATCCAGGTAACCAACCTTCGGGTACATCGCACTGGGTAGGTATTCAATCATATCACTATTCAAACGGTTCATCTCGTTATGGATGGCAAATGGTTGGTGGACCTATTACTAACTTGAGATTCCGTTCAACTTGGGGTGGATTCCGTGGTTGGAGAACTATTCCTGTTTTAGATGAAAACAATGGAAATGGTGGAGCAATGTATGCTGGTAGCTATTATGATGCAAACGATACTGGTTATTATTGTAATCCAAATGGTACATCACAACTTCGTTATGTATTAGCAAACGATTGGTTCAGACCTCAAGGTGCTACTGGTGTTTACTTCCAATCTTATGGATACGGACTTTGGGCAGTAGGTGCACAAGGTGGACAGTATGGTAATGTTTCTACTTATGGTGGAGGTGTTAATGGATGGGAAGGGTGGTCTATTTCTGGTAGAGCAGTGTTTATGCATAATGGTAGTTCTTCTACTGGTATCTACAATGATGTAAACAATGAGTGGATGATTTATGGTATTCATAACTCATACATGGAAATTGATTATAATGGTTCTTGGAAAGGTAGAGCTGAATCTTGGGGTTGGCGAGTTAATGGTGATATGAGAGCATCATCAAACGTAATCGCTTACTATTCTGATATGAGATTGAAGGATAAAGAAGGTGATATCGAAAATGCTCTTGAAAAAGTTGGTAAGTTAAATGGTTTCTATTATAGAAACAATAAAGAGGCTAACTTAATAGGATATGAAGGTAGAGAATTACAAGTAGGTTTATCTGCTCAGGATGTTAAATCAATTCTTCCTGAAATTGTAAAACCCGCTCCACTTGCTGAATCATTAGGATATGATTATATGACAATCCAATATGATAAGGTAGTACCTCTTTTAGTTAATGCAATTAATGAACAAAAAGAAATAGTAGATTCTCAAAAAGAAGAAATCGAATATTTAAAATCAGAACTCTCTGAAATGAAAGAGATGCTGAAACAATTATTAAAGAAATAATAAAAGATGGCAATAGAAAAAGAAATAGTTTTAAACAAATTAGATGTAAATGTACAAAATCCAAGTATGGAAGTTGTTAAAAGAGTATCATTTATTGAAGATGGGGAAGAAATCAATCGAAGTCATGCCCATACTCTTTATCAATTCAATAATGAAGACCACTTATATGCAAGTGAATCTGTATTTATTCAGACTATTTGGACAGAGGTATCAAGTAGTTTCGTAGAAACTTCTGGTAGTATATCTTAAATTTGTGTTTAAGAAACTTCGGTTATATTTATAAGTGATTATTTTGTGTTTAAGAAATAGTCTATATATTTATATATAAAAAAAAGGAAATAAAATGGCAGTAACTTATTCTTGGGGAATTACCCAAATGACTAAAAAAACAATAGGAGCGCATGAGAATGTTGTACTACATGCTAGATGGAAATGTACTGGTACTGAATCAACAACGGGTACAGAGGGAACATTTATTGGAGCTACTCCTATCGATTTTGACTCTGGTTCAGCTGATGAATTTGTAGCTTTTGGTGACTTAACCGAAGATTTAGTAATTGGCTGGGTACAAAATATAGTATCATCAAGTGCGGCAACTTCATATTGGAACCATATCTCTGAACAGATTCAAAAGAAAATTGATGAAATCGATGATGCAAGTGAAGAAGTTAGTACAGAAGACTTACCATGGTCAACAGGTTCGGTAACCCCAACACCTGAAGTATAATAATTGATGGTTTCAATATTTTAGTTATATTTATAGTAGTAATAACTAAATTGTTTATTTAATAAACGGAGATAATATGGCAGAAAGAATTGTATCACCTGGAGTATTTACGAGAGAAAATGACTTATCGTTTTTAGCACAAGGTGTAGGAGAAATCGGTGCAGCGTTTATTGGACCATTTAAACAAGGTCCTGCGTTTGTACCCACAGTAGTTCGAACTCAATCGGAGTTTGAAGAAAAATTTGGTACACCTGATGGTACTTACTATACAGAGTATGCAGTGCAGAATTATTTAAGAGAAGCTGGAACTGCAACAATCGTTAGAGTTGCAGGTGTAGGTGGTTATCAACAAGTTGCACCTATTGGTATTGCAACATCTGGTTCAAACGGATTTAAATTAATTTCAACACTTCATTCAACCGATAATGGTGATGCTGAAGTAGGATTTAGTGGATTTACTATTTCTGATTTAGCAGAAACTGGTTCATTTGTTGTTAGTGGTTCTGGTATTGGTGAAGTTTCTTCATCTATTTTACCTTCTGCTGGAAATGATGTAACTGATGTATTTGGAACATCTGCAAGAGGGCCAAAAGATGCATATGTATATTCTTACTTTGAAAATGCAGCTAGTGGTAGTGGAGACGCAAATGTAATTTCAGCAATCTCACTACCAACTCAAGACTTCACATATGATGCATCATCTGCAAATACACCATGGGTCAAATCACAATTAATCTCCGGTGAAAGATATGACTTATTTAGATTCCATACTTTAGGGCATGGAAATGGTGAAAATAGAAGATTTAAAGTTTCTATCTCTGGTGTTAAGGCAGCAGGTGAGGATGGTGGAACAGATTATTCAGTATTTACTGTAACAATTCGTTCATTCTCTGATACTGACAAGAGAAAAGTAGTATTAGAAACTTTTAATAATGTAAACCTTGACCCAGACTCTGCAAACTATATCGCAAGAGTAATTGGTGATAGATATTATACAGTTGATTCAAATGGTAAAATTACTGAAAATGGTGATTGGGTAAATAACTCATCATACATTAGAGTAGAAGTAGGTGCTCAAGGTTCTTACCCAGTATCTGCTGCTCCATTCGGACACGGTGCATATGAGTTACCTATCAAGGCAACTGATTCAAGTATTGTTCCAACTGTAACTTACCAAACAACTTCAAATGGAAATACAACTGGTAATCCTTATCAGTATGCTGGTATTAACTTTGAAACAACTGGTGTAAAGAAAGACAATTTAAATTATCTAAATCCGATTCCTGATGGTGCTGGAACTGGTTCAAATGTAGATTTTGGATTTGATTCTCAACTTTCATTAGAAATGACTGGTTCTGCAACTGAAGATATGGTTAAGAGACAATTTTCACTTGCATTCCAAGGTGGATTTGATGGTATGGCTCCTACAAGAGAAATTGCATTAGGAAGTTCAATCTCATCTGGTAATTCACAAGGATTTGATTTAACTGATTCTACTGCTAGTGGTTCAGTTGCATACAAGAAGGCAATCGATGCAATCTCAAATCAAGATGAGTATGATATTAACATGGTAGTAACACCTGGTATTGTAAGAAGATTACACCCAGCAGTAACTACTGATGTGATTGATATGGTAGAGGCAAGACAAGATGCATTCTTTATCTCTGACTTAACTGGAGTGAGTGATACAATTGCACAAGTAACTACTCAAGCTAACTCAATCGATTCGAACTATGTAGGTTCTTATTATCCTTGGGTTAAGACAGTAGATACAAATACTAACAAATTAATTTCAGTTCCACCTTCAGTATTGTTACCTGCAGTATTTGCTGCTAACGATGCAATTGCAGCTGAGTGGTTTGCTCCTGCTGGTTTGAATAGAGGTGGTATTATTGGTGCAGTATCAGTATTGAATAGATTAACTCACTCTGAAAGAGATACTTTATATGAAAACAAAGTAAACCCAATTGCTTCATTCCCAGGACAAGGTATTGTTGCATTTGGACAAAAGACTCTACAAGATAAGGCTTCTGCATTAGATAGAATCAATGTAAGAAGATTGTTGATTGCAGTTAAGAAGTTTGTTGCAAGTACTTCAAGATACTTGGTATTCGAACAAAACACTGCTCAAACAAGAGGTAGATTTATCAATACAGTACAACCTTATTTAGAGGGTATCCAACAAAGACAAGGATTGTATGCATTCAAAGTGGTTATGGATGAAACTAACAACACACCTGATGTAGTTGATAGAAACATACTTGCTGGACAGATTTTCTTACAACCTGCTAAGACTGCTGAATTCATCGTAATTGATTTCAACATCTTACCAACTGGGGCATCTTTCTCGGCATAAGATAAAAAAATGAACAACTAATATTTATTAGTATAAAAGGGAAAATAATAAAATGGCAGAAGTATTAGAATTTAACGAAATGTTCTTTACCAACTTCGAACCGAAGATGAAGAACAGATACATCATGGAGATTGATGGTATTCAGTCGTACTTAATTAAGGCAGCAAGTAGACCAGCTATCAATTTCGAAACTGTAAAGTTAGACCACATCAACACTTATAGAAAACTACAAGGTAAAGGTGAGTGGCAAGATATCGAAATTACTCTATATGACCCAATCGTTCCAAGTGGAGCACAACAAGTGATGGAATGGGTAAGATTAGGGTATGAATCTTTAACTGGTAGAAAAGGATATGCAGATTTCTACAAAAAAGATATCGATTTCTATATGTTAGGTCCAGTTGGTGATAAAATTGAACAATGGAAACTGAAAGGTGCTTTCATTGCTGCTGCTAATTTCAATGACTTGGCATTCGACTCTAATGACCCTGCTGAAATTTCACTAACATTGGCATACGATTACGCTGTGTTAGAGTTTTAAGATATTATCCACTACTATCTATATATTTGAAGAAGGTTCTCTTTGTGAGAACCTTTTTTCATTTTACAACTTTTTTATTTCCATATACTTATATATACAAACAAATAAAGGTTAATTATGAGCGAAAATAAATTCGATTTCCCAACCGAGGTAGTGGATTTACCATCAAAGGGATTAGTTTATCCAGAAGGACATCCTTTAAGAAAAGGAAATGTTGAAATTAAATACATGACTGCAAGAGAAGAAGATATTCTTGCATCTCAATCTTTAATTAAAAAGGGTATAGTTTTAGATAAACTATTTGAATCAGTTGTTGTAGAACCAGGTGTTGATATAAATGATATCTTTATCGGTGATAAAAATGCAATTCTTTTAGCAACAAGAGTAATGGGTTATGGTTCTGATTATGTTGTTGAGGTAACTGACCCATCTACATTAGAATTACAAAAAGTAACTATTGATTTATCAAAGGTAAAAACCAGAGATTTTAATGAAGAGTTACTCAATGGTGATAACCTATATAAGTTTACTTTACCAAAAAGTGGAACTGAATTAGAATTTAAACTTCTAACACATGGTGATGAGATTGAAATTAGTAAAGAAAACCAAGCATTAGCTAGATTATATAAAGGAAAGGGAGATGCTACATTTGATGTAACAACTCGTTTAAAGTATATGATTCAATCAGTAGATGGTAACCAAGATAGAGGATTCATTACTAAATGGGTACAAAATTCATTCCTAGCATTAGACACTAAAGCATTCAGAAAATTTGTGAAAGGGTTAAGTCCTGATATGGATTTAACATTCAACTTTGTTTCAGAGTTGACGGGTGAAGAGGAGGCACTCGATATCCCGTTTGGGGTATCGTTTTTTTACCCTTCCGAATGATTATAGTATCCAACTTCACAACCAAATTTGGGAGTTGGTTAACTTTGGTAACGGATTTACTTGGAGAGATGTTTACTTCATGCCTATACAATGGAGAAAGTTCTATTTCAATAAGTTATTAGAGTTAAAAAAGAAAGAAGCAGAAGAACATAAGAAAATAGAAAGAAAGTCAAAGGTGAGGGTTAGGAAATAATCCTCACTTTTTTTTTATCCAATATTTATAGTTGTATAAAACTATAAAGAGATTACCCATGTCAAAACAAAAAACAAACGAAGGTTTATTTGGTGCAGCCAAAAAGTTTTCTGATTCATTTTTTGATGGACTAAAATCCAATGCTACAAATCGAGCATTAAAACAGGCGGAAAAAAATAAAAAAGTTCCACCTCCAATCATTAAAAAAATGAAAGAAATCGATAAGTTAGCCAAAGAGCTAGAAGATGATTTAAAATATTACCAATAGTATACATTAGATGGCCTCAAGTGATGAAATAAAAAAATTAAAGGAAAACGTTGCAGCTGCCAAAGCTGAAATGGATAGACTATTAGGCACTGAAAACGAGCTTGGAAGGGCTAGGGTAAAGGGCACAAAAGAGTATAAAAACCAGGTAACAATATTAAAAGAAAACAACGAGCAATTAAAGGAAATACAAGCAAAGACTAAAATAATAGTAGATACTTTAATTCAACAAGAAGGTAAATTAAAAGGACTAACTGGTATACAGGCTTCATTAGTTGAATTAGATAGAAAGAGGCTAAATTCTCAACAAACATTAGGTTCGGTAACACAAGATAGTATTAATTCAGTTGCATCAGCAACACAAGAATTGTTATCAATGTCAGCTGAAGATGAAATAAGTAGAGCAAAAAAATTAGCAGATATAAATGACCAAATTGAACTATTAAGAGAAAATGAGGAGGTTAATCAAGATATAATAAATACTCTTGAACAGCAAAGAGATATTGCAGAAAGAATGTCTTCACTAACCGAAAAACAACAAGGTTATTTAAATAAACAACTTAAAGTATATGAGAGTATAAAAGACACCGTTGGTGGTATTTTTGATACAGCAGACCTACTATTATCAACAGGCCTTGGTAAATTAGGTGCTGTATTTATAGCAGGTGGAGCTGCTGGAAAGAAATTATTAGAAACTTCAAGACAATTAGGTAGTTCTTTATTAGATACTTCAAATATATCAACAACTTTATTTTCAACAATATTTCCAAATGCAGTTGAAACTACAAAATCTCTTTCAAAAGAATTTGGTGGATTAAGTGATGTATCAGCACTAACACAATTTAGAACTAATGCACTTGCTACAAATTTAGGAATAAGTGCAAGTGAGGCTGCTGGATTAACTGGTTCTTTTGCTAGATTAAATGATGGGTCTGCAAAAACAGCACAAAACTTAATTCAGTCTACTAAAAACCTTGCAGAACAAAATGGATTAGTTCCTGCTGATGTAATGGCTGATGTAGCAAATTCTGCTGAACAATTTGCATTATTTGGAAAAAATGGTGGTAAGAATATTGCTGAGGCTGCCATTGCTGCTAGTAAGTTGGGGGTTTCAATGCAACAAGTTTCTGGTATTGCTGATAACCTTTTAGATTTTGAAAATTCAATTAATGCAGAATTAGAACTTGGTGCAATGTTAGGTAGAAATATCAATTTAGATAGAGCCAGAGCATTAGCATATGAAGGAGATATAGGTGGTGCAGTTAGAGAAACACTTTCATCGTTAGGTGGTATAGAAGAATTCAATAAAATGGATTACTTCCAAAAGAAACAAACCGCAGCATTATTAGGTGTATCTGTTGCAGAATTCCAAAAAATGGCTGACAATGCAGATAAATTAGGTAAAAATGGAGAAATAACAGTAACTAATTATGAAAAATTTGCAAACACTGCAAAATCAGTAGGTTCACAACTATTTAGTGGAATGCAAGCAATGGGCAGTATGGCTATTGCAGCAGGTCAAATGGGTATTAATCTTAAAAGTAGTGGTGGTATATTACAAAAATTTAAATCATACTTTGGTAAAGGACCGAAAGGTCCACTTAAAGCTGATGGTACACCTGATATGAGATTTAAGAGTAATAAAACTGCCCCAATGAAATCCTTATCAGATAAAGCAAATCCAGCTTCTAAAGGTGGAATGATGGATTCTATGTCTAAAATCAATATGAATGCAGTTCTTAAAGGTGCTGCAGCAATGGTAATTGTAGCTGGTGCTGTATTTGTATTTGGAAAAGCAGTACAAGAATTTATGAAGGTTAGTTGGGAAGCAGTTGGAATGGCGGTGGTATCGATGTTATCTTTAGTTGGTGCTGTTGCCCTATTGGGTGCTATTATGATGAGTGGAGTTGGTGCAGTAGCAATTTTAGCTGGAGCAGCAGCAATGTTAGTAATAGCGGCATCAGTATTGGTATTAGGACATGCACTTCAAGCGATAGGAACTGGATTTGAAATGATGGCTAGTGGTATCGGAACTTTAATGCCACAATTAATGTCTGTAGCTACAACAATTAGTGGATTAGTACTATTAATCCCAGCAATAGCATTATTATCATATTCATTAATGGGGTTATCAGCTTCGTTAATAGCATTGGGTGTAGCTGGAGTTCTTGCCGCACCAGGATTAATGGCTTTGTCAGTAGTTGGTACTGTTGCAACTGGGTTAAATTCATTATTAGGTGGTGATGGTGGTGGTGGTGAAGACCGCGAACTATTAACTGAAATTCAAGGGTTACGAAACGATTTAACCAATGGTAAAGTTGCAGTTTATATGGATGGACAAAAAGTTGCATCAACCTTATCAAAGGTCTATGATAAAATAGGAAGTAATTCATACGCAGTATAACTATGCCTACATTAGAAGAATTATTTAAAAGTAAACAATTAGAAAGTCAAGGTGGTAAAACTGCCCAAGAGGTCTATGCGATTAGAAATGGTAATAATATACCATTATCATCCAATTCTCCTGTAATTAATGCTACTACAATGAAAGCTGTTAATTTATTAAGGCGTAATAATGGTAGTACATTAAGAGAACGAGTATTTGAACAAGAGACAACAGGTATTAGAATATTAGGTACACTTTCACAACCCCTATTGTATGGGCCTGAATTAGGTAGAATGGTATTAAGAGAAACCTTACCATTATCAGAGATGAAAGCAGAAACATCTGGTGTACTTCCATCAGGTCCTATTGGTAAGGTATTTAAGTCAGTTAGAACTTTTGCTACCAAAACATTAGGCATACCATCTCTTGCAACACCTACATTCACAAAAAACTTTTCAGACCCTACAAAGGGTAGTTTGGAAACAACAAATAGTATTCAAAAAGATTACCAAGGTGTATTACAAAATATTAAAGATAGTTCACAAGGAAGTCTTTTAGGTAGATTGTTAAAAGGTGGAATTGGTTCACTAACTGACCCAAATCAATTAGGTTCTAAAGTAATTGGTGAGGCAATGAAATTTGGGAAAGGTTTATTGAGAGATAAATTAGTAGGAGGTGGAAATGCCCCATCACAAAATAATTATGATTTTGACAATTTTCCAGGTTTTGCAAACGGAGTTAAAATAGTAAGAAATTATGGGTCAAACACACAAAATAATTTATTAAGTGCTACAAGTGCAGGAACATCTTTAACTACATTTAATAGTTCACTTCCAAACTTTGTTAGTGATTCTGGTAAATTTTTTGATGCAGGAGGTTCATCATATTCATCTTTCTTTAAACCAAGTATAACAACTGTTGAAACTAAAAATTTTGGAATTTTAGGTAAGGAAACAAGTACATTTGCATTACCAAGTAAATTTGTACAAAAATCTGATGATGCCGAAGAAAATAGAGAATTTGGATTATTAAAAAATTCTCCATTTCCAGATATTGAATTAAATAAACAAATAAACAGAGCAGGAAAATTATCAAAAGGTCAAATTGAAAAAAGAAAACAAAATTTAGATAATTTTTCTAAAAATAAAAATAATGAATCATCTTATGGTATTGCTGTAAATACGAGTGGTGTTTATAAAGAATCAGATGGTTTAAATATAGATAATACACCAATAGATGAACTTGATACAGTACCTCTTAAATTTACTTCTATACATAGAGGTAGGTCAGTTAATTTTTTATCAACAATAACTGGTTTAACCGAAACACTTTCACCATCATGGGATAGTGGTAAATTTATTGGTTCACCATTTAGTTACTACACATATAGTGGAATTGAAAGAAGTGTTTCATTTAACTTTAAAGTATTTTCTTTAAATGCAGAAGAGCACAAGGCAGGGTGGGATAAAATAAATTTTTTAAATACATTAGTTTTCCCACAAGGATTTTATTCGGAATCATCTGCAATAGTTCCACCATTTATTAAATTTACGATGGGTGATTTATATAAAGGTAAGTTTGCATTTATAGAATCATTATCACATACATGGTCAGAATCTACACCTTGGGAAATAAATAAAAAAGTAGATTCTATATCAAATGAAGGTGTAGATATGGAAGGCTATAGATTACCTATGATTACTGATGTTTCCATTACAATTAAATTTTTGGAAAGTAGAAGTACAACTCAAGGTAGAAGATTATATTCATTTACACCACAAACAAGTTAATAATGGCAAGTAGATATCAAAATAATAAAACAAAAAAATTAAATGATGGGAGAACTGTATATACTTCTAAAATATATCCAGAAATTCCATTAAGAGATGATGATATTTATGTTGCTAGCGAAACTGGTGATAGATTAGATACACTTGCATATCAATATTACAGAGATGCATCTTTGTGGTGGATAATTGCTGCAGCAAACAATATTCATAATGCACCATTTGGATTAAAAGATGGAACAATATTAAGAATTCCACAAAACTATATTGAGATAAATAATAATTTTAAATAATAGGTTATGTCAACATTTCCTAAATTTTCAAATATATCTGATTATATTCGTACAAAACTCAAAAATAGAAGAGGTAGCGTATATAATATATCTAAATTAAATCCATGGGTTAGGATTACATCTGGCACCGGTCCTGGTGGTCTTGTTCTATTATCAAATCCTAATTATGATTTATTTAAAGCAGCAGGAAGTGCAACTAATGGAATATATGGTAATGACAAACTATCAGGTACAGTTGGAACTACATGGGGTGGTGCATCTATAAATGCAAATGAGGGGCAAGGATATAGGCCATCTCCAATTGTTTCATCATTAGAAATTGATGAAGGTACTGGTAATTTATCAAGAAAGGCATCTTTTACAATTACTGCATACTCAAAAGAACAAATGGAAACTTTGAGTAAATACTTTTTAGAACCAGGTTATTCTATGTTTATAGAATGGGGTTGGAATACCGATGCTGGAGTAAGTGGATTACAGCAGTTAACTGCAGAGAATATTGCAAAATATCAAACATTCTCAAATACAAATGCAATAAGAGAAAGTTCTGAAGGAGAGTATGATAACTATTTAGGATTTATGACAGGTGGTGGTATTACTTTAAATGGTGATACTTGGAATATAAATGTAAAATGTTCAGGTTATGTTGAATTACCTGCATATCTTTTAGCAAGTGAATCTGGTGAACAAAACTCTAATGAAGATGCAACACTTGTTAGTGCACCATCCTATGGAACACAGAAAATTAGAATAAGTGAATTTAGTAATAATAAAGATGAATACTTTAAGTCAAGGTGGATGAAGGCATTTAATGACTTACCAAAAACCAGAAGAACTGAAAGAATACAGGCATTAGAATCTGAACTTGCAAAACAAGAAAATTTTATAAATTTCGATGACTCTACAAATTCTAAATTAAATAGTACAACAGATGGGTGGTTTTTTGGTTTGGTTAGAGATACAAAGCAAATTGGTGATGAGGATGTTACATTTCCAACTGGAACAAAAATAACATCTGATGCAAGATTCATAAAATTCAGTACACTTATGAGAATATTCTCTGAAATAGGTGTAGAGGGATATATTTTAAATAACGACCCCAATAAAGTTATAAAATTTGAAATAAATACAAAAGATACAAAATGTTCTGCATTTCCAAACATTTATAGTACTAAAATAGATAAGTTATTTATACCAAACCCAAAGGGGCCCAAGTTTAATTTAGGTAAAATACAACCCAAAAGTAAAATTAAAGATATTGTAACTGCTGATAAAGGTGGTGGTACGACTGATAATTCGGTAAAAAAATCAGATGGGGGATTGGTTCAGTTTCCTTCACAAACTACACCTACTGATAATTTAATTGGTGAAAGTGATACAAAAACTGCACAATATTGGGGTTATTTGGATAATTTATATGTAAATTTTGATTTTGCAAAAAATATATTAGAAACTGAATCTTTCTTTGTTAAAGATGCATTGTATCAAATTTTAAATGGTATGTCCTCTGCTGTAAATGGAATGTGGGATTTTCAAATTCAAGAAAATGAACTAAAAGATGAAAATGGAAATTCAACTGGAGTTACACAACTAACAGTTCACGAATTAAACTTTGTATCTGATGGTGCTAAAAGTGATAATACATACGAATTTAGTTTAATAGGTTCGGATTCCATATTTATTGATTCTTCATTTGATATGGATATTAGTGGTGCAAAGATGAACCAAATTATAGGTAGAAGATTAGGTGCTGCATTAAATGGTGATGTAAAAGAAACCCCAAAAACATTATTTTCAGATGAAAAGGATTTGTTAGGAGTTGAAATAAAAAAGAAAGCCCCACCAAAAGACCCAGTAAAGGATGATAGGACTGATGATGAATTAATAGAAGATAATTTAAATATATTACTTGGAAAACTATCATTCTTACCAAAAGTTGAATTAACGAGAGTTTCTACTACAAGTGGAGATTTATATAATTCACTTTATGTAGGTGCATTTTCAGATAGTAATATATTCACTGCATTTAAACTACAAGGAAAAAAAGATAAATCCGAAGTTTCTCCTTTAATGCCAATTAATTTTTCATTTTCAATACATGGAATAAGTGGTATTAAAAGGGGTGATAGATTTAAGGTAGATGGTATACCTGAAAAATATAAAGGAGGATTCTTTCAAGTTTTGAGTGTAAAACATACAATTGATGGTATGGTATGGAAAACCGAAGTTACTGGAGGATTTAGAAGATAATAGACATGAGTATTGATAGATATAATAAAATTTCTAATAATTCATCGGAGTATAATAATACAAAGATACGCACTCATATACCTACACCAAAGGAAATAGAATATAAAGTGGGTTATATTACTCGATATTTTATTCAAAAGGTAAACGATGAGCATTCATCAATATATGAAGTTAACGAGGGTGTTTATATAAAATTTTTAACATCTTCGTTTTATAGAGGTGTATCACTTGATTGGAGAATCAAAGGAAATCCGGTAGATGTAAAGAAATCAAACTCTGCATCAGTACAAATAGCATCTAAAACAATACCAAGAATTCAACTTTACTTACCTAACCTTTTACAATTTCACAAAAAATAATTTGGATAGTTCAAATATTTTTCGTATATTTGTCAATTCAAATGGTTATAGTAGAAAGTAATAAAGAGAAAGAAGAATTCTTACAACGATGGAATAATGAACCATCGATTGTAATTCCTATATGGTCTGATTTGGAGAAGCATCCAATGAACAATGAACTATCCTTTTTATTCGTAAGGATGGGAAATACTGACTTTATTCTCATATACAACCATATTGATGGGAAATCCCATCATTTAGACCTCTCAACCTCCACACAACCAAAATGGGTATGGAATAAGAAAGGTTTATTACAAATGGATACAAAGATACAAAATATTTTTGATATATCCAATTATTACTTCTTTGAAAAGAATCAAACTATACCCGATGAGGTACAAAATCAACCATTTATCTCACATTATACCCGAATGGGTATAAGAGAAAATTTAGGAAAGATTGCACCTTTGATGAAATGGGGTGAGTATCTAACTTCGTTTGTTGACAATCTTAATCTTCCTACTCCAACTAAATCTTGGATTGATGATACAATGATTCCCCTCCTTTCAGAAATCGAGAAATACGGCGTCCAAGTCGATAGGGAAAAATTTTTTGATAGATATCCCAATGCTTCTAAACATCTCAAAGGTAACACCTTATATACCGAATACAATCCATATACGATTACATCAAGGCCTTCGAATAGATTTGGTGGTATTAACTTCTCTGCTCTAAATAAAAAGGATGGTACGAGAGAAGTCTTTATCCCAAAACCAAATCACATATTCCTACAAATGGATTATGATGCATATCACCCTCGAATCATTGGTAAGTTGATTGATTACGAATTACCAAAGACTTCGGTTCACCAATGGTTAGCAGACCAATATGGAGTTCCTTATGATGAATCCAAAGGAATTACCTTCCAATTACTATATGGTGGAATACCCGAAGAGTTTGATTCTATTCCTTATTATAAGAAGGTTAGAGCGTATATAGAGGAAATGTGGAGTGAATCATCGAAAAGGGGTTATGTATCGACATACAATCGAAATATACCTTTAAATTACATAGAACAATCGAATCCTCAAAAAGTATTTAATTACTTACTACAAGCAACTGAAACTGAATTGAATATGAATGTAATGGGGAAAGTGTTGGAGTTTATTAAACAAACCGACATTGAGTTGACCTTATATACTTATGATTCATTCTTATTCTCTTATCCATTAGATACTCCTAAAGAAGATGCGTTAAAATTAAAAGAAATTGTAGAATCGAATGGATTCCCAATAAAGGCATCATGGGGTACGGATTACTCAAAACTTTAATATTTATAGGATATAGGAAGATTTACACATGAATTATTTTAAGCAGTTTATAAGTGATTTACTAACCGAAGTTTCGTATCGAACCAACGAAGGAATTGTTGATTTAAAAAAATCAGAACATCTTGCAATCTTATCTGAAGTATTGGATGAATTGGGATTAGCTGAAATCAAAAATGAATTATTTCAAAATTTATTTGAGGCAGAAGATGGTGGATTGGATGATAAGTATAAAGGCATCGGTGGTAAGGGGTATGTATTAGCAAAAGACTTTGAGAGATACAAGAAAAATAAAAATGGATTTGATGGCCCAAAATTTACTAAAACTGCAGATGGTAAGTATGTTCAACAAGGAGATGATGGGGAAACTAAAAAAACTGGTGGTGAGGTAAGTGGGCCAGAGGATTTTTCACATGACCCAACTGTTCAAGATGATTCTGACACAACATCTAGCTTAACCCCACAACAAGAACAAGAAAAACTTTCCAAGGAAGATTCTAAAAAAGTTAAAAGTCAAATCTTAATGACCAAGGCAGATGCAAAGAAACAACAAAAAGGGGTTGGTCTTGGAACACCTGAATCAAGAACTGGTGAATCGGTAACAGTTTATGCTGGACAAAAGATTCAACAACTAATGCAAGAAGGTAAATCTTACGAAGAAGCAAGAGCAGAAATTGAACAAGAACTTTTAGAAATTGCAAAAAATAGTAAAACCGTTCTTACACCTGCATGGGTAAAATCGGGTCTTGCTGTATTTGACCATTTAAATTCCGTCTATGGGTTTGAAAACATCAAACACTTTGCATGGGATACTCCACAAGGTAATAAATTAGTTGGTAGTGAAGGACATGGAACTTCTGCTGATATGTTTGTTCAATTAAACGATGGAACAACTATTGGTGTTTCTCTCAAAAAAGACTTCAAAGTATTCATCGTAAATGGTGGATATGGCAAAGCTATGAAAGAGTTTGAAGAAAAAACAGGAATTAAATTACCAGAAAACTGCCAAGTAAATTATTATAATGATAGAAGACAATCGGAGTTTGACAATGCAGTTGAAATTATAGATGGTGATAGAGGTTTATTTGAGGCACAAGCAAAGATAGTATTAGAAGATGAAGAAGAATTCAATAAAACTTTTGGGCCCAAAAAAGATGCCATTAGAAGTAGAAAGGCATATATTGCATCAAGAAAATTAGGTATTTCAGTAGACCAAGCCAAAAAACTATCTGATGAAGAGATTGATAATGCAGTTAAAAGTACAACTCCAGAAGAATTTGTTTCTATTTTAAAAGAAATAAAAACTGGCGATGATATGAAGTTTGCAGCTTCGTTCTTTAAAAGAAAAGAAATTGAAAATAAACATGGTATCTATGGTAAGTTAAGAGGTCTTGATAATGAAATGACTGAAAATATATTCGAATCTTTTCAATCAAATGATACAATGAAGGAAAAGACTAAAGAAAAAATTATAGAAGATACTCATATTATTGATACTTTATTTCCAAAAGAACCTTTAAGTGATTTTAAAACTGTATTTGGAACTGACCCTGCGGTGGAAATGACTCGTGATGCAATACAAAGTATTTTTGGAATCGGTGATTTATATTCTCAATATCAAAAAGCAACATCAGATGAAGAAAAGGAAAGACTTCGTAATGAGATTGAAGCTAAAATAAAAGATAAATTAAAAATTACTAAAAAAAGAGGTGTTCCTGTAATTGCTATTATGGTGGAAAATGAAGATGGTAGTACATCAGAGTTACCACTTTATACAATTGGGGTTAGAACTCGTGGAATTGGTAATGCACAAACATTAGAAGTATCACAAGCAGTATTTGGTTCTCTTGCTCTTAAAAATGGTAATACTGATGTAAATTCTTGGGATGATAAAGATAGAAAAACCGTTGTTGATGGTGAGGTTTCTGATATTTTATCTAACTTTGAAGATGATAAAAATCCAGATTTTGATGAATTATCACTTAAACAACAAGAAGAAATAAAAGAAAGAATTAAATTGCTTGAATCATACAATTCAAACTCAACAAAATTACAAGCTTTGAAGAAATCGTTGGGTATTGATTAAACATACCCCAAAAATATTCTGTGATATTTATAGGTAATTGATTAATAGAGAGAAAAATATATGAAAACACAACTATTGTGTACATTTACTTCAAAGGATGGGTTACAAAAGACTCTACAAGATATTAGGGAGACTTATGTGATAGTATATAACTATATCTATATTTTACAGAACAAATCAAATTTGGATGAGCTGTATGTTACTTACAACATAAATACAGAGTTCAAACCACCCCAACCTTTAGAAGATACGATTCTAATACACAGAAAAAAAGAATCAAATACCCTATATACAATTAATGCACTAAATCAATTAGTGAGAGAAGAAAATGGGGGTATATTAGATAAAACATTTGTTATTGATTGGCAAAAATTTAAAAATTCAATAATTCTTACAAATACAGAAGGTACGAAACGAATTCAAACTCGTATCTTTGAAGTTATAGAATTTAATCAAAACTAAATAAAAAAATATGCTATTAAAAGTAGGTTCAAGAGGTGAAGATGTAAAGGCAGTTCAAGAATTTTTAGGTCTTGGTGCTGATGGAATCTTCGGAAAGGGTACGGAACAAGCCGTAAAAGATTTTCAATCCCTAAATGGTTTAGATGCTGATGGTTTAGTTGGCAAAGGAACATGGGCAGCAATGGGATTAAATGATACTGATGCAACTGGACAAGAAGAATCAGATGCACCAGATATCTATTCAAAGAATAAAGTAACTAAAGGTGATTTAGAGTATGTAGAATACTTTATGCCCGAAGATGAATATAAACATGGACCTGTAAACTACGAATATCTTTTCTTACATCACACTGCAGGATGGCATAATCCTTATAAGTGTGTTGAGTATTGGGATAGTGATGGTGGAACTATTGCTACTGAATGGGTAATGGGTGGACCATCGGTAAAAGGAAACGATGAAAGATACGATGGTGAATTATTACAATGTTTCCCAGAAGGTAACTACGCATGGCATTTAGGTAAGAATGGTTCACAGCATATGCATGTACATTCAGTAGGAATTGAGATTTGTAATTTTGGATATGTAGTAGATGGAAAAACTTATGCTGGTACTCAAGTAGCAGATTCACAAATCGTAACTCTAAAAGAAGAATTTAGAGGACATAAAACTTGGCATAGATATTCTGATAAACAAATCGAACAATTAGAAAAGTGGATGAAGTTTATCGGTGAAAGAGATGGAATTGATATCAGAGCTGGATTACCTTCTTTAATCAAAGAAAAGGGTGCTGCAGCATTTGAGTTCAATGAAGATGCTTACTATGGTAAAGTAAAAGGAACTTGGACACACACTAACACTCGTAAAGATAAATTTGACTTATTTCCTCAACAAGAGTTGATGGATATGTTAGTATCATTATAATGTGGTATAAGAGTTAT